CCGTGACCGGAGTCGACGATGCCATAGCCAGTCTTCTTGAGGATAAGCCGTATCTAAGAGGAACCAATCGGACGCCGAATATCAACCCTGAATCTGGACAACCGGTCCAGGCCGTGCGCCTCACTGACTTACAGTTAGAAGCGGCACGGATGATGGGTCTGACGGCTGAAGAGTACGCTCAAGGACTCTAACTTCTGAACCGGGGATAGAACCCGTAAGGAGAAATCATGGCAGCAAATGGATTTGAATGGCGTTATAACGTGTCGGGCGGCCGGCCTCTGATTCTGACTTTCTTGATGAAAGACACAGAGACTCTGACCCGCGGTGACATGCTCAATCTGGAATCTGGAGAGGTCGATCTACTGGCGACGGGTGACGTTGTGAAAGTCCTTGCCAATCCTGATGCAATCTACGCAGACCCCAATGACACTTCAGCCCGACTTGCTGGAGCGTTGCTGGATGTCTCTGGTGCAACTGGAGCGCAGACCATAGCGGCTGCGTCCAACAATGAATTCGTGGTGGTAGAAAGAAAAAGACAATCGTCCGATGAGACGAGAGTCCAATTCACGGCTCCCACTCACTATCTTTCGAAGGTTCAATAGGAGATAGCAGATGCCTCTGACAAGTGGTAATTTTGCGGACCTGTTGGCTCCACCTTTGGTCAGGGCTTTCAACCTTGCCATGGGTCGGCCGCAGCCGATGATCGACATGCTCTTCAAGGTTGAAAGTTCAACCCGGTATGAGGAGCAATACCAAGGACTCGGAGCGCAAGGCTTGGTCCCGCCTTTTGATGGGACCGTGCCTTATACGGACTTCGATGCTGGTTACCGGGTGGACATCCGTAATTACGAGTTCGCGCAAGGTCTTCAGATCGAGCGCAGGCTTGTGGATGACCAACAAGGTAGCCAAATCACCGGACGCGCCCAGAACATGGCGGATGCTTTCGGCATCACACAAGAAGCCGATGCAGCCAACATCTTCATCAACGGCTTCACCGATTCGGGCACGAATCGGATGGGCGCAAGCACGAACGGCGCCGATGGCGTGGCTCTTCTGAGTGCGGCTCATCCTTATAGCCCGGCAGATACCGGGACAACTCAAGCTAATGAAGGGACCTTGGCTCTGACGATCGACAACCTCGATACGACCCGTCAGAACATGCGGAACTTCACTGATGACGCAGGTCAGCTTCTGGGCATCAACCCGGACATGCTCCTTGTGCCACCAGAACTTGAGCGGACCGCCACGCAGCTGGTCAGTGAACGCGCCATCTATGAGCCGGGGTCGGCCCAATATGATGTCAACATGTTCAGCGGCAGGTTCCGGCCTGTGGTCTGGAACCGTCTGACCGACGCAAATGCGTGGTTCCTGATCGACTCCACCCTGATGAAACAGCACCTCATCTGGCAATGGAGGATCCGTCCGGAGTTCAGCCAGGCCGAAGATTTCGATGGCCTCACAGCAAAATACAGAGGCTATATGAGATATGGAATTGGCTGGACCGACTGGCGTTGGATTTTCGGACAGAACCCGAGCTAAAACTGAAACAGGCAGGACTGGGGGTGGAAGTGTCCCATGCATGCAAACGCACTGGCCTTCCACCCCTGGTTCCTTAATTTGAGGAGGAACTGGCGATGCCTACCAATTTTCCCAGTGGCGTGAAATCTCGTGGGGTCCCGGTTGAGGGACTAGGCGGAATCGGAAGTCCTCTGCTGACCACCGGTGATGTCTACCATGTGGACAGTGGCGCAGATGCGGCAAGCAATAACAACGCCGCAACGAACCCGAAGCAACCAGCTGCTACGCTGGACGGCGCGATCGGAAAATGTACCGCCAACAATGGTGACGTGATTCTGGTTGCTCCAGGCCACAGTGAAACCATCTCAGCCGCCGCCGCGATCACCTTTGACGTGGCCGGCGTGACCGTCATCGGCATGGGCGTTGGGAACTCCCGCCCGACCATCACTCTGGACACAGCGACCAGCACTGACATCGATGTGACCGCCGCAGATGTCCAGATTCATAACATGATTTTCTCCATGAACTACGCTGATATCGTGGAAGTTTTCGACCTCTCAGCGGCCGGCTTCGTGGTGAACAAATGCCGCTTCGTGGATACCGCCACGAACATGAATTTTGTGGACCTTATCAAAGGGACCACGAGTGACAACCAGGCTGACCGCCTGGAGTTCACCAACAATGTGGTGATTTCGCCTGACACTGGGAACAATGGAATCATTGACATCGGCGGCGACATCGCGGGGCTGGTATTCACCAATAACAGCATCCGCATGACATCGGCGGCGACATCGCGGGGCTGGTATTCACCAATAACAGCATCCGCATGGGGACCGCCAACTCTGAAGCCATCATCTCGGTGGCGACCGGGAAAGATGTCACAGATTGTGAGATTAGTTACAACCACATCTACCGGCTGAACACCGCAGGCGACCTTCTGATTGACAGTGACACGTCGGACAATACCGGGATAATCGCCCATAACCGCATCGGTCACGCTGATACCGCTGGCGAGGTTCTGATAGACGCTGATGGTGTCCGTCAGTTCGACAACCTGGGAAGCGCAACCGACACGGCTTCCGGTTACATTCTGCCCGCCATCGATAGTTAGGAGGGTTAGATGTACGGCTATTCTTCAGTCTCGATCAGCTCCGGTGCTACTGATGGTGGCGCCGGGGCGTCCACAAATAACAACACATCAACCCATGTGGTCGTTGGACAGATTTGCTCGATCGGAGTGACCTACAACGGTTCACCTCCGGCAAGCACAGATTTGGTCATAGCCACGGCCGGGAACAACGGACCGGCCTTGACCATCTTGACTCTAACCAATGCCAATTCCAATGGCTGGTTCCATCCCAGGCACGTCGTGGACAACAACGCCGGGGCAGACATCGAATACGCCGACGGCTATTCGGTTTATGACAAGGTCTGCGTGGCAGACAATATCAAAATCACCGTCAGCCAGGCCAATGATGACGACTCAGTTGACGTGGTCGTTGTCTACTACGCAGGCGCCTGATGGCGATCGAGCGGCACATAATCAAGGTCAGCACCACCGGGTCCGACGCTTCGGCGACTGGCTCTCTGGTGACGGCTTTGCCTTATTGTGAACTGCTGGCGGTCTACATGAACTTTCATGCTGATGCGCCTGCTTCGACGGACACCACTCTGTCATCTCCTGGTGACCCGGTGTCAGTCACGCTCCTGACGGTCACCAACTCCGCGACGGACGCCTGGTTCTACCCGACGCACCAGCTAGATGATGCCAGCGCATCGGCTATCACCGGGGCTTACATTCCCGCGATCATCCACGGCAATCTCCTGACAGAACTTGCCGGCTCAGATGCACTGACGGACGCTCTGGTGATGACCATCTTCGTGAGGGTCTAATGGCTTTTAGTTATACAGCAGGAAGCACGGCTGACCGCGATCGTGTCCGACTGGAGATTGGAGACACGGACTCGGACCGGGCCTTATTCCAGGATGCGGAGCTGGATGATTTCATCTCCCAGGAAGGCAACAGTATCCTGGGTTCAGCTGCCAGGGCCTGTGAGACTCTGGCGGTCCGCTTTGCAAGAGACTTCACCTTCTCTGCTGACGGCGCCAGCTTCCAAAAAGGCAGCGTGACGCAGATGTTCATGGCGCAAGCTAAACGGCTCCGCCGGCAAGATCGAGCCACGACCACGGTCATGCCGCGGCGAGTCGACGGATATTCGGTCTACACGGATTCAGATGAGGTCAGTGGACTGAACATACTGGACTCCGGGACCGGGATGTACGGTCGTTATTCTGATGGCTGATAAACTCTTGCAGGGTAATGACCTGGCATATATGCGGAGTGAGGCCGAGAAGGCCATGCCGGACCTTGTGGACATCCAGCGGAAGACGCTGACCTCTGATAAGCAAGGCGGTTTCACGGAAGCCTGGGCGAATTCCTACCAGCAAGTGGCTGCACGGATCGCGGGGAAAGGCGGCGGTGAGTCGAATGAGGCCGGCCGTCAGGACCTCCAGCTAGACTTCATGCTGACGCTGGCACATGACCAGTCGATCACCCAGACTGACCGGGTCGTGCATACCAGCGGGACCTATGAGATTCAGTCTGTGGACACTGGGAAATCATGGTCAGCAACAATAAGATGCCAGATGCGCCGGCTCTAAGAGAAGCAAGATGCCAACACGAAAGCTGCAACATGCTTCTAGCCAAGGTCCGCTTGGCGGCCGAGAGCGTGGTGGAAATCAAGTGCAGGAGATGCAATACGGTCAATGCTTTCACGATAGAGCAGGAAGAGGATGACGTTGAGATAGACCTGGTTCCTGACGGACAAGGTGGTTATATACCACCAGAAGATTAGCCCTAGAGGCCCAAGAGGCCCAGCAAGCGGCTTGAACGCTGGCTCTGAATGACAAGGCATAGTCCTTGATTGCTGGCGTTTAGCTGACGATCGAGGTTTTTTTATGGCTGACGAATTCTTGAAGATGGACATGGAGATAAAGATGGAGATTGACGCTGACTGGGCCAAGTTCGGCGGCAAGCTCCAGAACGTGATCGAGATTGCGGCACGGCATATCGAGTCAGATGCCAAAGACCGGCTCAGAAACTGGCCGGCAATTGACACCGGTGACACTATCGGCAGCGTCCAGTCCCGGAAACAAGACACGCAAGGACTGGTCTGGAGAGTCGGACCGGCCACAGAGTATGCGCCGTTCATCGAGTTTGGCACTGTCTACATGAGAGCCAGGCCCTTTATGATTCCAGCTGCTGAGAAAGAAAGGCCAAGAGTCGAGCAGGCAATCACAGAACTCTTCAAGGACCTGTAGAGATGGCTAATCTGAGAGTCAACCTGGATACCGCGGTCTACTCGGTCCTGAACGTAGAAGCGGTGACCAATGAGGCCACCGGCGGCGTGTTCAACGGGATCGCGCCACATAGCACGGCGCCGCCATATGTGGTCTTCCAGGCCATGTCCAAGGTGGATGAATACTGGAACTTCGCCAGCGGTCGTGGAGGATCCGCGATCTATATGGTCAAGGCCATCGACCGTTCGCCCTGGCCGAAGAGTGCCGGAGACATAGACACTCAGATTGATTCCGTGATGCAGGACGCAAGTCTCAGCATCACGAGTCATTCACTTCTGTGGTGCAGGAGAGAGGAGGACGTTTATCTTGTCGAAGACCAGGAAGGAGTCATCTACCAGCACGTTGGAGGACTCTACAGAATCACGGCCGACCAGAGTTAACTGTGTCCATCATTGGGAGATCGAGCCTTCCAGCGGGCCTTTCAGTCCAGGGATTTGTCGCCTATGTGGAGAGAAGAAAGACTTTAAGAACTCATCAGAGATGGTCACTCATCACATAACGCTGGAGAAAGAGCATGGTTACATCCCGAAAAAGAATGAAAAAAACAGTAGAAGTTGGAACCGCTGGCTCAACGACTGAGGTCTGGTATCTTGCGCTCCGTAAACTCCATATGGTCCAAGGACCGGGAACAATACCCTCCAGCATCCGATTCTATCCCGGCCAGCGGTTTACCCTGGACGGAGATGAGCCGGTGGATATTGAATCTCTGCTCCGCACGAGAGCAGTCA